TGTGCTCGATCGCGTCTCAATCCCTTCTTCTTCAGGTCTCGCTTCTAACACGTCCTCTTCGGTGACGAGATGGGCCTGGGCAGTCTCAATCCCTTCTTCTTCAGGTCTCGCTTCTAACGTCCCCAGAACTGGCAGAACAGCTGGCGAAGGACCTGGAAGGCGAAAACATCTCGCCACTTAAGGTCGTCGCCACACAGGACGACCTCGCTGACCTGAACGCAAAGCAGCTTTTGGCGGTCTGGAACGCACTCACGGGGGAAAACCGGAAGCGGTTCAAGTCCCACGACGAGGCGCTCGGGGCCGTCTGGGGCACGCTGCTGGCCCTGGCGGAGGCAGAACGGGCCAAGGCGTCCGAGATGACCAAAAAGGCCAGGGTTCTCGCCCTGCTGAGACGGCCAACCGGGGCTACCATCGCTGAGATCATGGCAGCGACCGGCTGGAAGGAGCACTCCGTAAGGGGGTTCCTCTACGGCGTGGTGAAGAACATGCACCTGCCGCTCGAACGGATGGGCACCGCGCGCTACAGGATCCCGCCGCAGAACGTGCCTCAGGCTGCCTGACGAAAGCGGGGGCCGGTTTCACGTTACCGGCCCCTCCTCTTTCGCCGTCCTCTCGGCCTCCACTTCTGCAAACGTCCTGCCGTCCCCGTCCAGGATTGCGTCCTTGCCTGTGTACTCCTGCCACCGGCGCACGATGACGTCCACGTAGGCCGGGTCGATCTCCATCAGGTACGCAATCCGCCCAGTCTTCTCGGCTGCGATAAGGGTCGAGCCGGACCCGCCGAACAGGTCCAGGACGCGCTCTCCGGGCCGCGTCGAGTAGATCATCGCCCTTTCGGCAAGCTCTACGGGTTTCTCTGTAAGGTGCACCATCTTCTGCTGGGGCACCTTGTCCACCTCCCAGACGTCCCGCACGTTGTTGTACTCGGGGTTGAACCAGTGCCCCGCGCCCTCCTTCCAGCCGTAGAAGCACCACTCGTGCGCCCCCATGAAGTCCTTGCGGGTCAGAACGGGCTGGTTTTTCACCCAGATGATGGCCTGCGAGAAGTACAGGCCGCACTCCGCCAGCGCGGGCGGGTAGTTGCCGCAGTTGGCGTAGCCACCCCATAAGTAGAACGCCCCGCCGGGCTTCAGGGCATTCGCCATGTTCTGGAACCAGGCCAGCAGAAGCTTCTCGTAATCCTGGTCCTTCATGAAGTCGTTTGCCAGGGGCCGGTCCTTTGGGCGCATCTTTTTAGTGGTCCTTACGGCTTTCACCCGGCCTCGCTTCAGGTCGAATTTCTGGTGATTGTGCAGCTCGAAGGACGAAAGCCCGGCAGCGATCGCGTTGTTCGACCGGGGTTCGACCCGTACGTTGTACGGCGGGTCGGTGTTGACCAGGTCGATCACGGCCCCGTTGAGCAGCCGGGCAACGTCCTCAGGGTTTGCAGAATCGCCGCACAGCAGCCGGTGGTTGCCAAGGATCCATAGATCGCCGCGAACTGCGACCGGCTGCTCTAAGGGTTCCGGAACCGCGTCCTCGTCCACCAGTCCGGGCCCGCCACCGCCCGTCACATCCTGGAAAATCTCCACAAGCTCATCGGCAGAGAATCCGATGATGCCTAAGTTGAAGTCCTCATCCCGGAGTTCTTCAAGGAGCCCACGCAACAGCTCCAGGTCATCGTCGGCCTTCATCGCCAGTCTGTTGTCGGCGATGACGTATGCCCGGCGCTGCGTGTCGCTCAGGTGGGGCAGTACAATCACCGGCACCTCGGACCGCCCCAGTTTCCGGGCCGCCGCCAGCCGCGCATGCCCCGCGATGATCACGCCATCAGGTGCAACAAGTATCGGGTTGACGAAACCAAATTCCTTGATCGACCCCGCCACCTGCGCGATCTGCTCGTCGCTGTGTTTGCGAGGATTCCTGGCGAACGGGATCAGTTTGTCGATCGGCCAGTTCTCAATCTTCAGGTTCAGGTCCTTCTCCATACCTACTCCACGTCGATCAGTTGGCGTAGCGGAATTTCTGGCGGAATCTTTGCGCCATTTGCTACGTAGTTCGCGCAGACCTCAGGGCTTATCCGGCCCCGGGTAGGTAGATAATGGGCGAACATCTCATACAGCGTCGGCAGCTTGCCATCGGTGTACACCCCATCGATATACTGCCCCACCACTGTGCGCAGGACGCGCCACCCCTCTTCCTCTGCCATCCGCTCCACGTCTGCCCACTTGGCACCGGGCGGCCAGTGACGTATCGCCCAGGCAACGAAGTCTACATAACCACGCCACCTGGGGTATTTCTTCCCGTCCTCGCCCCACCAGTACTCAATGTTCCCAGGGTTCCTGTTTTGCCACGCCAGGCTCAAGCGGTGGTACCCCTCCAGGATCGAGATGCCTACCGCGATCTTTTCGACGAGTTCCTCACGCTTCATGGCGTCAACTTGAGGCGCAACAGCTCCATAACGTTCCTGTCGATTCGGTAGATCGCCTCAGCAAGATCTGAGGGAATGCCCTCAGAAGCTTGCGTTTTGGGGTTGATCTCGGACTCGATGTCCTTCCGGTAGACCAGTGCGCCAAACGGCGTGATCTTCAGCGCCTCCAGGCGATCATCTAAGGGTCTGCACGGAATCGGGATCTCGGGGCGAATGTCCTGCTCCCCGACGTCTTGCGGCACCTCGCTCACCCAGACCGGGCCGGTGCGGGCCATTTCCCACCGACCCGGTGCCCCGACGCCCTGCGAGTACTTGTGCATCAGCAACAGGCCGACGTTGTAAGCGTTGTCGCCGACCACGACGTTGTAATTCCGCCGCGTCTCGCCGCGCCAGTCGACGTGGAACGGGCCGCTCCACATGGCCGGAAGCTGCACCGTGCCTCCCAGCTCCTTCGCCAGGTCCAAAGCGTCCTGGATGCTGCTCAGCAGCTGAGGGTTCAGGGGTTGAGGATCTAGGGCCCCTGGGCCGACAACCACGGCAGGCGTGGGGGCCACGATCCACTTCGGGTACTCGAAAGCGCCAGGGAGGTTCGGTGTCTTCGCCTCTTCTTCGCTCAGCTCCATCTGCTTGAAGCTTTTCCTCGCCCAGTCGAAGTACGTGTACCGGGTGATGCCCTTAGCCGTGGAATCAGCCCACCGCTTGATTCTCCGCTCCTTGTTCCAGGGCGGCGCTTGCTCGCCGAACGTCTGCCGCCAGGTTGCCCTGGTGTACCGGTCGAACAGGTAGAGCCGCTCGACCGGGTAGTACGGCTCGTTCGGCACGGTCAGTTGCTTCGGTTCGATGTAAGGCATGGTTACTCCTTCACGATTTTAGCACTTGGCCGAGGCAATCGCCTCAGCTCATCGATCAGTTTGCCTGAAGCTTGCAAGATTCGGGCCGCAGACTCTGCCTGAAGCTGCTCCACCTTCCCGTCGTCGACGCGCCCGACGGGCCCGTCCTGGGTCACCGAAACGAGCACCTCGGCGTCCCGGTAGTACACCCGAACCACAGGCACCCACTGCGCATCGCCGTCGATGATCACCAGATTCTTCGACAGCTCTAAGGTGATGTACTCAGGCTCCGCACTACCTGAACTCGCCAGCAGCAGCGCGGCGGCTAATCTCGCTCTCCACATGTTCCCTCCATCGCCTGTTCAGCTCCCTGATGGCGTGCTGGAAGTCGATCTGGTACATCCGAACAAACGCATTGTGCCCCACCACGTGGTACGCATACCGTCCCATCACGTGGTGTTCTGGGCAGAGCGGCACCGCGGTGTAATCGCTCGGTTTCTGCCCCATGTGCCGCCGCCCGGCATGGTGGGCATGACACGGGCGGTGAGAGCAGACCAGGCAGGGTTGTCGCCTGATCCAGGCCAGGTATTTCTCGTTCCTTTCCGGCTTCACTTGTCCCTCTCAAGCTTCTGCATGTACGCCATGAATACGTCCGTCCTCAGGTATTTCCCGTTGATTTTCTCGACGATCCTGTTCTCCATCTCCGCCATCTCAAACCGCACCTGCGAGATGGCTGCCCTGAGCGACAGGGTAACGTAAGCCGCCACAAGCCCGGAGGCCAGCCCGGCAAGGGCCGTGATCACAGTGAGCACATCAGTCATGCCGCTTACTCCTTGTCGAAGCACACAATCTCGCCGCCGCCAAGAACCCCACGCAACCGTCGCACCCTGGTCCACAGGATGAACGCCCATCCGCAAACATCGAGAAGCTCCTCCTCTATTTCACCGGCCAGTTCGCCAACTGGCCTCCTGAAAGACGCTTCCCCGTACTGCTCGGCACCGGCCTCCAGGCGTCCGTGAACGCGCCCGATGAAATCAGCGAATTGCCTTCTCAGCTCTCTTTCCACCAGAACAACGCCTCCAGCTCATGCCCTCCGAGCCTGTTGTAGATCGAGTGCACGACGCCCACCTTGGCCTTCTCATCTAAGGCGTCCCACTCCTCGTAGCTCATCCCGACGCCCCAATCGGGGACGCCGGGGTGGGGGCCGAACCCGCACGTGTCGATGATGGCGATCGCTGCGCCGATCGGGTCACCGAGAAAACGCGCGGTCTCCTCCCCGTCGGGCGTTGGCTCGCCGACCAGAAAAAACACACCGGCCCGCCGCGCCATCGACACGGTGGCCAGGATGGGGTTGTTGTGGCGGTCGGTCCTCGCCCGGACCAGAGAGCGGCCAGCCTCCCAAGAGTAGGGTGCCCCAACGGGTGCCCCATCAGGGTTGTGCTCGACCGCCACCCGATGCAAGAAGGCAGAAACGAACCCAAGCACAACCGTAAGCACGCCGATGTACTGCGGCGGAACGGCAGCAAAGATGGCCTCCCGCAACTGGGGGTCCTGGAGCGCCATAACGATCGCTGAAACAATGGTCCAGATCCCCACCTGAGCTGCCGTTGTAGCCTTGCCTGATGTCATCTGGTCACCTCCCCTTAGATCGTAGCGCCACGTAGGTTTTCAGCGCAAAGTCCCTGATCGCGATCTGATCAGCGTCGGCATCCCAGACGCGCGGCACCACCAGCACCGTGTAGCAGTACCGCCGGGCGAGGTCCGGCTTAACGACGGCGAGTCGCCCGATGAAGTCGATTTCCTGAAGCGTTGCCTCTGTCATTGCTGTCCTCCGGTAACCAAAAGTACCAGGCCCCGCCCACCATCTCGCGCTTGAGTTTCCCAGCAGCAGCAGCTTTCGCCAGACGGTAGCGGGCGGCCCAGATTCCGCACTTGGCCCGTTTGGCGTACTCCTGCGTCGTAAACGACCCAGGACGCCTGGTCCTCACACCCGTCGAGGAGGCGATGGCAGCATCTACCTCCCGCCATAGTTCTTCCCAATCGAACGTCTCGGTAGATTCCCTCATGTGCTCCTTTTCCTTAAACCTTATGTGGTTTCATGGGCGGCAACGGGAAGAGAATCTTCCGTACGCTCACCCGATCTCCGCCCACTTCTCCATCAGGCAAAACCGTTAGCAGGACCGCCCCGATGTCTGGAATCATCCGGTACACCGAAGACCGGCGCATGAACCGGGTCTGGAGCTGCCAGCAAGGCGTGATCACGATGTGTTTCGTGGGGTGCTCGACGTGGACGAAGTGGTGCGCATGGGATCGCACCACGCAATCGGCCTTCGGGTACTTGCCCTCCTTGCCCGCAAGTGCCGACCAGACGCCCTCTCTGTCGGGGGCGGTCGCACGGTACAGACCCGTCGAACAACTGATGCCGTGCGAGAAGTTCAGGACCACACCGTCGACGTCCAGGTCGAGCACCTCCCGCGAGTGTCTCCCGGTCCCCAGTCCGGCATACTTCTCGGCCCCCATGCGGGCCGCCACCACCTCCACTTCTCTGCCAGCCTTCTGGTCGTGGTACTCGGTCCCCTGCGTAAAAAACCACCGCGCCGACGCAGTGGATTCCCTCAGAACCGACAGACACTCCTCCGCCGCGGCGGCCTGGTCCTCGACGATCGGCAGCGACAACTCGGTGCCGCGCTGCGCCCTCTGGGTGCCGTCGATCACGTCCCCGTTCACGACCACGATATCAGGCGAAACCCTGGAGACGATCTTCGCCATCTCCACCCATCGCGACCAGAGGTAGCGCTGGCCGGAATTCTGGCCCCGGGGCGAGCCGTCCGAAGCCACGAACCCCGGGGGCAGCATTCCAAACACGGACCCGCAATGCAGGTCCGAAACCACGAGAATTCGCCTTTCTTTCGGCATCACTTCATTTTACCCCGCATAGGCACCCGCGGGCGCAAGCTGCTCGAACCGCGAGTACTGCCCGTGAAACAGCATCGGTACTATACCTGTCGGCCCATTGCGTTGCTTTGCGACGATGAACGCCGCGTTCTCGCCGCGGTCGCCCGGTTTTTCCAGCCGGTGCAGCAGGACCACAACGTCGGCGTCCATCTCGATCGAGCCTGAGTCCCTCAGGTCGTGCAGCTTGGGCATTCTCCGCTCAGCAGCTGAGGCTCGGTTCAGTTGCGCCGCGGCAACGACCGGTACCCCGGTTTCCATTGCCAGGAGCTTCAGGTCGCGCGAAATCGCGGTGATCTGCTCCACCCGGCTCATCCCACGTGCAGTGAGGAGCTGCAGGTAGTCCAAAAGTACCAGCCTGGGAGACGCCTTCAGCACCGCGGCCTCCAGCTGGCCGACCGTCCTGATGTTCGTCTCGATCAACAGGTTGTCGCTGACCTCGGTCAGTTCGGCCAGGATCCGCCGCCGCTCCTCCTCAGTTGTGTGGCCCACCCTTAGATCGTGCATGTTCACCCCGGCCAGCATGCAGGCGATCCTCTGGATGATCTCCGACCACCCCATCTCCAGAGACGCCAGCAGCACCTTGGTACCTCGGGCGGCACAGTAACAGGCCTGCTGCAGCAGCACGGTGGTTTTCCCGATGGCTGGTCTCGCCCCCACTACCACCAGCTGGCCGCCGACGAGCGGCGCAACCAGCCGGCCAAGATCGCTCCATGCCCACGGCAGCCCGGGGTTGAACTTACACGGTGACAGCAGTCCGTCGATTCCGTGGTCAGACGCTGCGATGATCTCGGCGATCGTCTTGGGGCCGTGCCCGTTGGAAACCTCGATAGACAGGGCCTGGATCGCCGCCCGCGCCTTCTCCAGCACCGATGCGGCTGGCTCAGGGGAGGACTGGCACTCAACGATGAACGACTGCGCGATCTTCATCGCCCGGCGAAGCACGGCGGTGTCGCGCACCAGCCTGATGTAGGTATCCTCGATGCCGCAGATAGGTGCCTTCTCGGAGACCAGATCCACCAGTGCCCCTATGCCGCCCACGGCCTCCACGTGCCCCCGTTTCTGAAGCTCCTCGAAAACAGACACGCGGTTGACCTTCAGGCCGGAGGCCTCCACTGCGACAGCGGCTGCCAGGATCTTGCGGTGAGCCTCGAGGGAAAAGTCCTCGATGCCAACAGCCCTTGTAAGGCTCCTCGCTGAAATCTCGCCAGACAGCACGTTGCCCACAAGCGACCGCTCGGCCTCAAGAGCGGTCGGGAGCTTCAATCCACCCCTCCCACGGCCTCGTTCGGCATTGGGATTACCACCCCCAGTTCCGAGGCCGCCCAGATGCGGATCTGCTCGAGGTACTCCTCGAACTCTTGGGTCGTCAGGTCGGTTGTCGACCGAACGGTCGGGATCGGGTGGTCCGGATCCTCGAGGCGCAGGAACTTCCACTTCAGCGCCTCGTGCATCTCCTCGCGCTGGTAACCGCACTCCTCCGCCAGTATTGCCACCACGACGCCCCAGTAGTAGCGGTTCTGAGGCTGGCTCCTTACAGCTCGCCCCAGGTAGATGTCGACCACCACGTCGTGGCCCGCAAGGCGCTTCATGTATGCCCAGAAGACCTTCTGGTTGTAGACCAGAAGCTTGCCTTCTTCGGTGACCTTAGCTTTGAATCGCCCCGGCTTCATGGAACTCCCTCACCCGTGCGATGATCTCGTCCCGTTTCGCCTCAGGTTCGCCAATGAGAACCGCGCTGGCGTCCCCCGCGGCGAAGGTGATGATCGCGGCCTGCTCTACCTTCTCGCAGGCATCGCCCGTGATCTCGTTGTACATGATCGCATAGGCGCTCGCCTGCAAGATGTAGTCGTGCCTCACCGTCTTCGGCATCTTCCACGCCGTCTTGAGGTCGATCACTGACAGCTTGCCGCGCCACATGCCGATGATGTCGCACCGGCCTGCGACCCGAAGTTCGGCGGAGTAAAGCGGCTGCTCCAGGTGGTATATCAGGTCGAGGTCCGAAAGGTACCTGAGGATCCTCCTTACACCGAGCGCCACCTCCGGCTCACATGCGGGCACCCAGCCGCGCAGAAGCTCCTCTACGGCGTTGTGCAAGCAGCTGCCCGCGTCCCTGGCCCGTTTCGCGATCGCCTCGGCGGAACGCTCGCCGACGCGCTCCTTCCACCGCTTGAGCGCTTCCTTGTCGCCCGTCCTTCCCAGGACGGTCGTGATCGACGGGAGCCGCCCTGCGGGCGTCACGTAGAACCTCCCCGCCTCGGTGTCCTCGGAGAGCAGCTCAGGGAGTGGCGGTACGTCTGCTTTCCAGTCGAATATCATCCTTGCTCTCCTTGGCGATCTGCACAAACACGCCGTACGGCGGCCCCTCGCGCTTCATGGCTGTAAGGTGTGTCACCAGTGAGTCGTCCGCCAGGATACCGGCCTTCACCAGTGAATCCAATACCGCTCTGGCGAGCTTGTCGACGTCCACCCGCGGCGGCGTCTTCTTGGCAGACCAGTGGAGGTT